CACAATGGCCGCTCGACTCCCCGACGGTTCTACCGTCTCTCTCGCCACCACTTACGGTGCGGCAAAAACCATTACGTCCATCTCGAACGCCAATCCGGCGGTGGCCACGGCTGCCGCTCACGGCTTCGCAAACGGCGATCTGGTTGTGATCAACTCCGGCTGGCAGCGCCTGAACGACCGCGTTATCCGCGTGTCCGGCTCGGCTGCTGGCACCTTCAACGTTGAAGGCCAGGACACCACCTCGACCCAGTACTACCCGGCTGGCTCCAGCGCTGGCTCTGCCACTCCGATCAGCACCTGGACGCAGATCAGCCAGATTCTGGAATTCACCACCAGCGGCGGTGATCAGCAGTTCGCGAACTTCTCGTTTCTTGAAGAGGACTTCGAGCGCCAGCTGCCGACCATTACCAGCGCGCAGTCGATCACCATCGGCATCGCTGATGATCCGTCGCTGCCGGGCTACATCGCGCTTAAGGCCGCGTCCATGACGCGCGCTAACCGCGCCCTGCGCCTGACTCTACCCGATGGTTCGACCATCTTCTACAACGGCATTGTTTCTCTGAACGAGACGCCGACCCTGAGCAAGGGCCAGGTGATGCAGGTGCGCGCCACCTTCTCACTGCAATCGCGCCCGACCCGCTACTGATCGCAGTAGCGCCAGCAACCCGCTGTCCGAGCAATCGGCGGCGGGCTTTTTCATGCCCGGTCGGTCGCTCCGTCTCGGGTCTTTTTTGTTTTCAAGGACAACACAAATGGCGAAATTCAAGTTCGGCGCACCTCCCAAGACCTTCAAACGCAACATCAAGTTTGAGCCGCTTGAAGGCGTCAAAGAAGACTTCGACGTGGTGTTCAACTTCCGGTCGCGCAAGGAAGCAGGGGTTCTGTTCGATGAAATGCTGTCTGCGGCCAAGGCGCGCGGAGCTGGCAAGGACAAGGACGACCTGACCATGACCGAGATCATGGAAGCGACCACGGGCGACAACAGCAAGTACCTGCTGAAAGCGCTTCACAGTTGGGAGCTTGAGCAGGACTTGAACGAGGCTAGCGCCGAGCGACTGGCGAACGAATGGCCCGGTGCAGCCAACGCCATCATGGAGGCGTACCGTACCGCCTGCCTTGAAGGCCGCTCGGGAAACTGAAAGCGCTCGCAAGGGCGCTCTACGAAAAGTCCGCGTCTGCCTCAGAACTGGCGGCGTGGGGCCTCAAAGCGTCGGACTTCGATCATGAATACGTCGAAGTCTGGCCTGAAACCGAGTTGGCCTATTCCACGTTCAGCCGCCTTGGCACGCAGTGGCGCGTGGGCGGCATGGGTTCTGCCACTGGCCTCGATTACACGGCGGTGCTGGCGTTCATCAGGACGCTGCGCCTGCCGCGTGAACAAGCCGACGAACTGTTTGAAGACATTCAGGTGATGGAAGCCGAAGCCTTGGCTGTGATGGCCGAGAACATGAAAGACAAGTGACCGCCTACGGGCCGCTGATTCAGGCGGGTTTTCATTTTTAGGGCGCAGAAGTGGCATCTGATATTGCAAGCATTGGCATTGCTATCGACACGGCCGGACTCGAAAAAGGTGCCGTCGCGCTCGATGCGCTCGCCAAAAGAGGCGATGCCGTTGACAAGGCGATGTCGCAAGTCGAAGGAGCGACTGCGCGCGTCAAAAAGAGCCTCGACACACTGGGGCAGAGTGCGCGCGGTCAATCTGGACTGGAGCAGGTGGGTGCTGGTGCCAAGGAGGCGGCTAAAGGCGTGGAGGCGGTCGGGAGTGCTGCTGAGCGAGCCAAGTCGGGGATCACCGGAATCGTCGGCTCGTTGTTTTCGTGGGGTGACGCCGCCAAGAAAACGGCCGCTGAACAGACCCTGCTGCACCAGTTATTGCAGTCCGGTGGTGATTACGCAAAGAGATATGCGACTGGTCTAGGCGACGTGCAGAGCGCCGCCACATCAGCCAAAGGCGCCATGGGCCACTTGACCACCGCAGTGACCGCCGTTGGATCGGCGTTCGCCGCGTGGAAAGTTGCCGACGTGCTGAAAGACGCCACCATGCTCGCCGCTCGGTACGAAACCATGGGCGTGGTAATGGGGGTGGCTGGCAACAACGCTGGCTACACGCGCAAGGAGATGGAAGGCTTCGCGGCGTCGCTTCAGAAGTCCGGTATTTCCATGATGCAGTCGCGCAATGCGCTGACGCAGCTTGCCACGGCGCATATCGATCTATCGAAAGCGGCTGCATTGGGCCGTGCGGCGCAGGACTTGGCCGTCGTTGGTGGCATCAATTCCAGCGAAGCGCTGGAGCGAATGATCCACGGCATCAAGTCCGGCCAGGTGGAAATCCTGCGCACCATGGGCTTGAACGTCAACTTCGAGCAGTCTTACAAGGACTTGGCGCGCACGCTCAACAAGAGTTCGGATGCGCTCACTGAGCAGGAAAAGACGCTCGCGCGCACCAATGCCACGCTGCAAGCGGCGAATGGCTACGTCGGAATCTACGAAGAGTCCATGACCACGGCGGGCAAGGCCATGGGGTCGCTGACGCGGTATTGGGAGGACTTGAAAGTCAAGGCAGGTGAAGCATTCCTGCCGTCGCTCTCAGAAGGCGTCAACGCACTGACAGAAGCACTAAAGGCCGCAAACAAAGAGCTTCAGAAAGCCGGGCAGGACGGTGTGATTGACAGCGTAGCCAGCGCTTTCAGTGGGGCCTTGAAGATTGCGCTTCAAACCGTCGCTGTGCTTGGTGCGAACGTTGCCTTTGTCATCAAGGGCATCATCGGCGAGGTCAAAACGCTGGCAACTCAAGCAGTTGCGCTGATGCATTTGGACTTCAAGGGAGCCGCTGGTATCAGTGACGAATGGACGGCTGAAGCGCAGGCTAGTCGTGCAGCGCTTGATGCCTTCGAGGCCAAGATCATGGGCACCACCGATGCCATGAAGCAACAAGCCGCCGCCGCCAAGGCAGGGGCCGATGCCGTTGGCAAGCAGGCCGATGCTGCGAAAGGAGCAGCAAGCGCTACAGAACAGCAGCGCATCGAGCAAGGAAAGCTCTCGCAGCTTCAACAGGCGGGCGCCGATGCGGCTGCCAAGCTGCACGACGCGGCTCAAAAGTCCTTGACCGTCGAGCAGCAGCGCGTCAAGGAGCTGCAAAAGCTGCGCGCTGAATATGAGGCTGTCAGCGTGGCGGGCGCTCGCACGCCTGAGCAACTGACACAGGACACGCAAAACTATTGGCAGGCACGTCGTGCTATTGAGGCGTCGAATCAGCCCAGCATCAACCGTGATCAGTTGCTGGACGCTATCGCTCGCGTGGAATCTGGTGGGCGCCAGTTTGACCGCGCTGGAAACACCATCACAAGCAACGTCGGCGCGCTCGGCATGTACCAAATCATGCCTGGAAGCGGCCCGCATCTTGCGCAGTTGGCTGGAGTGCAGTGGAGCAAGGAAAAACTTGCGCAGGACGCCAACTACGGTCGCACGCTCGCCAACGCCTATATCGAGTACCTGATGCGCATCTTTGACAACGATGTTGTCAAGGCGCTCACGGCCTATCACTCTGGACAAGGAACGGTTGGAAAAGCTATCGCCAAGGCTGGCGTTGGTGGCGACTGGTTGCAACACCTAGGCCCTCAAGGGCAGAAATACGCCAACCTCGTTCTTGGCAAGTTCACCAAAGACGCGAAGGGGAACTTCAGCGGTTTGCAGGCTGGCGAGACGATCAACAAAGACGCCATCGAAGAACAAAAGCGCATCCGTGAAATGCAGGACGCGACGCGCGCATCCACCGCATCGCTGGCCGCTGAACAGCAGGGCTACAACAAGATCATGGCCGACTTCATCGGCCTGAAGGCTACCGACAAGTGGGCGGCGCTGAGCGACGCCGAGAAGAAGGCCAACGAACAGAACGCAATCAGCAAGTCGAATCTTGAAGCGCTGTCAGAGTCGCACAAAGCGCTCGAATCCGCCACCCAAGGCGCCAAGGCGGCATGGGACGAATACAACGCCACCGTCAGCAAGACGGCGGGCTTCACCAGCGAAATGGCTGCGGAGCAAGCGCGTTACGACAAGGCGATGGAAGGCGCCGCCAAGAACGCGCTGACGCAAGCCAACGTTCAGAAGATTCAGTTTGAGCACGAGCAGACGATGGCATCCCTGCGCGAGAAGAGCGCGGTGTCTCAAGCATCGTCTCTCGCCAAGCAGGCCGATCAACTGGAGGAAGCAAACAAGTATTACGGCAAGAGCGCCATCAGCATTGGCGAGATGGCAAAAAGGCGCACCGAGGATGCGCTGGCCGCCGAAATTCAAAAGAACGGCTACACCAAACTAGCGCAAGCGTTGGACGAGCAGGCCAAGCAACAAGGCCGCGTCAACGAAGCGATGAAGCAGGCCGAGTTCCTGAAATTCGGCGACCGCATGGATGAATGGCTTCGCGCTGCGCAAGAGCAATCGAAGCTGTACGAGGACGAGGCGCGCTACGCTGGCATGAGCGCTCTTGAGCGTGCAAAGGTTGTCGCACTCAAGCAAGTGGAATTGAAGCTGGCGAAAGAGCTGGCTGCAATCGACAAGCTGGGCGGCAACTCTCCAGAAGATGAGGCCGAGCGTGAGCGGCTGCGCCAGAAGGCGCGCCTAGCGGCGGCGACGGAAGGCGAGGCGGCCGTTGCGAAGGTCGTCCAAGATGAGTGGAACCGCACCGCCGACAGCATCAACCAGTCCCTGACCGACGCCCTGCTGCGCGGCTTTGAAAGCGGCAAGGACTTCGCCAAGAACTTCCGCGACACGCTGGTGAACATGTTCAAGACGCTGGTGCTGCGTCCTGTCATCCAGGCCACGCTGGCGCCCGTGGCGGGCGGCATGGCGGCGCTGATGGGGGGCAATGCTTCGGCGGGGCAGGGTGGTATTGGCCAGGCCAGCAACGCGCTGAGCATGGGTTCCAGCCTGCTGGGCGGCGTCGGCGCCTTCGGCACCTCGGCCAGCTGGGGCTTGACCAACGTGCTGGCCGGCAACATCGGTTCCACGTTCGGCGGCGCCATGTCCATGCTGGGGGCCGGCCAGATCGGATCGGGCCTGGGCGCACTGGCGGGCGCTGCTGCCCCCGTGCTGCTGCCGCTCATGGCGCTGTTCGGCTCCGGCGCCTTCAGCCGCAAACACGCCCAGCACAACCTCGAAGGCACA